TGTACTCTTAATACATAAGATGAGAGTTCAATTCTCTCCGTTTACATAAAATAAAGTCAATTTATTTGTCGTAAAAGCTGACGAGTTGGCGCATAAATAGGTTTATTTGTCGCAAAAGCTGACGAGTTGGCGCAATACCGGACATCATGTCCGTATAAATGTCCGTATAGCGGGATAGTTCAACTGGTGGAACACTGCACTCTGGATGCAGATGTTGGGGATTCAAATTCCCCTCCCGCTTCCAGTTTTTATTGGAGTGTCGTTCAATGGTAGGACAACGGCCCTTGGAGCCGTTTATGGGGGTTCGAATCCCTCCACTTCAGAAAATTTATCACCATTTGAGAAATATAAACTATATTATCGTTGAGGTTTATTATGAAAAAAATAATTGAAATCCGTTCTGCTGAAGGTGGTAATGATAGTAAGTTGTTTGTGCAGGATATTGCTTCCGCATACATGAAACTGGCTTATCTTTAGCCAGTGGAAATCTCAAGTACTCCTAGATAACAAATCATCAATCGGTTCCCACGAAATACATATTTCCATTGAAGGGAATAACTTAAATAATCTTTGTAAAGAATCGGGTGGTCATCGGATTCAAAGGGTTCCACCTACAGAAAAAAGGGGAAGGGTTCATACTTCAACCATTACTGTGGCTGTAATTGACAACAACGTCTCAATAAATAAAGATTTGTTGAAAAGAAGACCGGAAGATTATCATTTTGAACCATTCCGTGGTAGTGGTGCTGGTGGCCAACACAGAAACAAAAACTGGACAGGAATACGTTGTATACATATTCCTACTGGTACAAAACAAGAAAGAACCACCAAATCGCAACACAATAATAAACAAAACGCTCTAATTGGCGTTAACAAAATTTTGGATGAAATGATTAGTAAGGAAAAGAATTCCCAAATATCAGTAGATAGAAAGTCTAAAGTTGGTTCCGGTATGAGGGGGGATAAAATCAGAACTTATCGTTTCCAAGATGACAGAGTGATAGATCATAACAGTAGAAGAACCGCCAAAGCATCTAAAGTTATGAGGGGACATTTTAATTTGTTATGGTAATTACATCATACTCAATAAATGTTCTTCTTCAGGAGTTTCATTTTTATTATTGAATTCTCCAAAATCGACCAGTTTAATACTTAAAACCGGGAATAAATCGCCCCTTGATCTCATTGTGTCGTATTTACGGGTTTTAGTATTAGAATTTTTAAACAAATTTTCCATCACTTCAGATTTAACAGAAAAATGATTGGATAAATCTTCATTAAACATTACCATCATGGTTGGTTTATTTTTGTGATGTTTTTCATCTGTCCAGAATTTTACTTTTCTTGGAAGTATTTGAATATCCTTGTATGGAAAATCAAACGTATTCCAGACTCTCTTAACTTCAACTTCTAGATTGGCGACATGATTACCACTTCTAAAAACATAAAAATCTACCGTAAAAGGATCTGATGGTTCAGAAATGGTAAAACTTTTGTATTTTTCACAATTAACGAATAATTCTTTTAATTTTTCTTTTGCTCTAGCATCACATTCTGAATGATCTCGTTCTGAAAACATGAATTAAAATATAAATAATTTCAATTGAAAATGTATTTTAATATTATGAATTATTCGTATGTTTCCCTACTGGCAAATGACAAGTATCTAAACGGTTCCCTTGTCCTTAATTATTCCCTTCAGAAAACTAACCCAAAATATCCTTTTTTACTGTTAATATCTGATAAGGATGTATCTGATAAAACAATCAAAACCGTTGAAAGTCACGGTATCAAGTACAAAATTGTGAAAAAACTTGATAATTTATTCAGGTTTAGACGTAAAAATTTTTTCTACTCATACACCCACACGAAGTTACAAATATTTGATCAAACTCAATTTGATAAGATAGTGTATCTGGATTCTGATATGCTGGTTTGTAAGAATATTGATGAATTGTTCAATAAACAGCATATGTCGGCTGTGCCTGAAATAAGCAAATTTACTAAGATAACAGATTATATAGGATCTAGTCACTTCATTATGAATACTGGCTTGATGGTAATAAAACCACGAAAGCCCCTGTATAATAAAATCTGCAAATTGCATGATAAAACTAAAGATTTTTCACCCACTGATCAGGAAGTAATAAATAGATTTTTCCCAAATTGGAAAAATAGAAAAAAATTACATTTAAACCGAATTTACAACATATATCCCGGTTTAATCACTAAAGCTAAAGAACTATATGAATATGATGTTATAGAAACACCCAACATAACTGAACGGGAGCTTAAAAGCGATAAAACGATTAAAATTGTGCATTATGTATATGAAAAGAAACCGTGGATGGATTTTAAATTTCCGCTAAATAAGCTGTGGGTAGATTTTTTTAGTGAAATGAATTCTTTATAAACTAATTATATAATACCAACGTAATAAGGAATTTATCATGGGAATACCAATAACAACAACACCCGAAATTACAACGACACCATGCCCATTTTGTGAAATTATCCCCGCTGGTCATTTAAACCCAAATGAAATAAATGGTGGATGGCTTGGTGCAGATACATACGAATACACACTTACGTTGGAAGGCGAAGAATGCGATGGAGCTACCGCTGACTCAGTTTCTGCTGTTTTTACTGCAAGTGGAAATGCAGATGAACGTGCTAAACCGACAACATCAATTTCACAAATTTCCACCTCACCAAATCAATTTTTATTAGCGGTAACTACTCATGGTTATCAATATCAAAATCTTTATCTTTATGATGTTTTTTATCTTGACGTTACTATCGTTATTGGTGAATGTACATATGAAAAACGCTATGTTTTAACTATAAATAGCGGAACCCCACATTTTTAACTATATGAATATAAACTAATTATATAATACCAACGTAATAAGGAATTTATCATGGGAATACCAATAACAACAACGCCAGCACTTACAACTACACCGTGTCCAGAATGTCCCCCAATAGAAGTTACCACAAATGAAAACATTCAAGCAATTGAAGGTCAATATTTTGAATATCAATTAGAAGCAAATTGTGATGATGTTATTTGGAGTTATCCCGGCACCCCGCCAAATGATCCACAGTATTTTGGTTTATCTACCGATGAAAACGGATTAATAAGTGGTTACCCTCATGCATTTATGGGTATTACTACCATAAGTAGTAATCCCCTCGCTACTTCTATTTGTGATGAAAGGAATTATGATATGGGTCAGTTAAATATAATCATTGTTACTTAACCATATAGAGTATATTATGAATAAAAATAAAAAATTCCTGAATTTCCTAGAGTCCCTTAAGTTAGAAGGTAATAAGACACTTATCGAACACGTAGAAAAAGGTTTTACTGCATGTTTAGAAAATGAGCAACAACAAACATCATTATTCCCAAAAGAAGATATTAGGGGTCATTACATAACAACTACGTATCAAACAGTTACACCAGAATCGGCTAAAGATGGTGATTACGCAGATCAAGGTTGGGAAGATAAAGAAGGAGAATCAACAGAACCCGATGAATTTGATCAAGAAGAAGGTTCAACAGTTATTGATAAAACTGTTCAATTTCTATCAGATAAAGGTGCTTCTGAACCAAATGAATCTGGTATGAATGCTACACCAAGTTGGTGGTCTACAACAGATGCTTCAGGAACCAGAGATTATTATGAAAAGGGCGAAGAAACATATTATTCATACCATTTAAATAATTATAAAGAAGAAGAAAAAGCTGAAATTTATAAAAGAATGAACGCTGCTTAATTAATTTAAATACATTTCAATTAAAAATAATTTATATTTTTTACATATAAACCTTGGAGTCTATTATGGATGCAAAAGTAATGAAAAAAATATCTGCTGCTTATAACGCTACTCAGATGGGTAACATTATACAAGCAATTGCCAATGCTGCTGTTAAGGGTGAAACTTCTGTTCTTCTTGAAGCTGCTCCTGATGATGGCCTTACAAAATATTTAACTGATAACGGGTATAAAATTGAAGATGCTACCGTTTCTTGGTAATGTGGATATTTTTAGGAATATTGGCCATTATTATAATAATTGATTTAATATTAGAAAGGATTGGATCATGATAATTACATTACAAATTTTGGGTGTAGTTGTAGGGATACTTTTACTAATTGGTATCATCAGGGTAGTATTTTTCAGGAAATCTTCATCTGATGGTTTTGGTGACTTTTTAATGGACATGCTTTTACTCGATATTGCAAGTGATGTATTATGTGGTATAGGTGAAGGCATGAGTGGTTTAGGTGATGCGTTTGAAGATTTTGGAGATTAAAAAATATGAACAATAACATAGGCATGAGTGCGCCTTTACTCAATTCAGCTTCTTTGAAAAAAGCTTTGGATAAAAACAAAGAAATCGAAAAGAAGAAAGAAGAAAAATACGATCCTAAAAAAGGAACAGTGACTTGGAAATCTTTAACCGCTGGTACTTATAAATTAGATATACCGGAAGGCATGACTAAGAAAGAATATAAGAAGCAACAGAGAAAAGAAGCTAAAGAGCTTAGAAAAGTAATTAGTTAAATAAAACTAACCATTTATCAAATTTCTTAACAAGAGGGTGCTTTGGGTTACTCTCTTTTATTTTCTTCACCCGTTTTAAAAGTATGTATATACCATTTGCAGTTGCTTTAATATCGGTTAAGGCATCATGAAGGTTACCACTTACCTTTATTTGTAACGCTTCAATAATGGTTCCCAATTTTACATTAGGAACGGGTGCGCCATTAAGCTGTATCATACCTTGATTTTTAAATGCCGCTGAAATGGTTCTTAAATCTAAATTACCTTCCTCTAAATAAGACTCAAATTCAGGGGCTTCTGATGTTTTGTGTTTGTCCCACCAAGAATTCATAAATCTTCTATCGAAATGTGCATTCTGTCCAGCGAAAACATATTTCTTACCATTGAAATACTTTTCTATCAACTTATACAACTTTTTCCAAGTTTCTTTTGGATCTTCGAATACATCTGATTTCAACATTTGGATGGTCGTATGATTAACCTTCAATGCGGTTGGATCGATTGCCTTCCAATTAACAGGTTTACATTTTAAATTAAATTCTGCCATAGGTTTGAAATTTTCAGATATTATCCCACCCGTTTGGATAACATCCTGTACATTATGGTATACGCCTGTTGTTTCTACATCATTGAATAATAGTTTCATAATATAAAAATATAAATTATTAAAACAAAAAAGCAGGTTTTTATACCTGCTTTTTTCAATTGAATTTAATTTGGAATTATTCTTTTGTTAATTCTTCGATTTTTTCTCTTGTTTTCTTTCTTTGTTCTACATTCTCAACCTTGGCTTTTTTATTGCCTTTGTGATAATTTTCAACAAGAGTATTTAAATTTTCGTCCAATTTTTTTTCAGCTACCACAGCTTCCACCTTGGCTTTTTCGCTATCATGGTAACCCTTTGAAATTGATTCTAGAGTTGCATCTAATTTTTTTTCGGTTTTCTTAGCTTCCATTTTGGCATTTTCGCCATCATGGTAACCCTTTGAAATTGATTCCAGCTTGGCATCTATCGCTTTCTTTTCATCAATTATCGCTTCCAAATTAGCTTTAACTTTATCGTCTACATCTTTCTGTGATTTAGAATCATCGGTTTCAGAAGCTTCTACTTTAGCTTTAGCTTCGGGTTCTTTTTCGCCTTCAGCAGCTTCTACTTTAGCTTCAGGTTCTTCTTTCTTAAGAAGTCCATCTTTAATTGCTTCTAACTGAGCATCTACACTTTTTTCTTTCAGTTTTTCTTCATATTCAACTTTAATGGATTCCAACTGTGCATCCAATGATTTTTTTTCACCCTCTGCTTCTATCACGGGTTTCTTTTCATCATCGTCATCGTCATCGTCATCGTCATCGTCATCGTCCTCTTCCCCAACTTCAGGAACTACCCCATCATCTTCCCCAACTTCAGGAACAACATCATCATCTTCCCCAACTTCAGGAACAACCCCATCATCTTCCCCAACTTCAGGAACAACATCATCACCTTCAGGAGCCATGTCATCAACTGGAGGAACATCGCCTTCAGGAGCCATGTCATCAACTGGAGGTACGTCACCTTCAGGAGCCATGTCATCAACTGGTTCTACAACGTCATCAACTGGAGGAACATCGCCTTCAAGAGCCATATCATCAACTGGAGGTACGTCACCTTCAGGAGCCATGTCCATATCGGGAGATAATTCTACGGATACGTCAACATCGGTTCCATCCATTGGCATTTCATCCATTGGAGCTGCGCCTTCAGGACTTACTTGCGTAGGTTCGATATCAGCAGGGCCACCTTCTTCGGCCATATCATCTGTTCTTCCTTTTAAGCCCGGAACTGGTTGGTCACCATGGGCAAATGCTTGACTGTCTTGTTTGTCTACTGCGCTGTTAATTAATTCACCAAGAAAATCTTCAAGGTTTTGTTTGTATCCAAGTTTGTTTTGAATAACCGTGGCAACAGGGCCGATATCCGAAAAATCAATAACTTCTTCATGCATGTTTTTTAACATGTTTGTGAATTCATCAACGATAACAGATTTGTCGCCATCCGTGAGATCATCCATAGGAGAGTTATAATATCTGGGTTGATTCATATCATCATTGGTTGGTATGTCCACGTCCAACAAATTACCCATTTCAAATACGCCTTCTTCATTGGTATGATCAGTTGTGTTAGCACTCTCAGTTAAAGTTTTTTGTTCTTCAACTGTCTTATTTCCGATACTTTCAATGATTTTCAACGTATCATCGTATGTTTTCATGAACTGAATGGCAGTCATTTTTTCTTTCTTATCGTTTTCATTGATTTTCATTTTCAAGTCCTTCTGATTAATTAAACTTTGATTATAGTTTATAAATATCAAAAAATATTTTTATTTTTAATTATTTTTTAATTGAAAAAATAATAAACTGTTATTATTAAAATTAGTTTGAAATAAAAAAATATTTTATCCTATAAAGGTAGTTTATAATAATGGGTCACTTTAGCGGTAAATTTGAGAAAGATTTAAAGAAAATCCTTAAGAAGGCCAAAGGCCGTGAGGGTAAATTTTACGAAATTTTTAATAAACATGGATTTTATGATGTTAGTGATGAAAACAATGGGCTAACACCTGAACAACGTGCTCAAGTACCACCAGAAAATCAAAATAGATTTACACAATTTTCTAATGCAATAGCTGAAATGATTGGTTTTGTACTCGGAGATGATAAAGGTGGTATGATGACTAAATCTGCCCAAGACACCGTTGATGATATGGATGCAGCCAACCAAATGTCAAATGTTCAGTTGGATATGATGGGAAATTCCATGACAGCAGCTTTGGCTGGTGGTGTTGTTCCACCCGGAGCAGGTGCTGGTATAAAAACTGCTATGGAATCAATGAAGTCAATGATGGGTGCCATATTGGGTAAAAGCTATTACAGCGTTAATATACTTCCACAGTTTACATTCGGTTTAGATGGCTTTGGAAAACTTGGGGATTTGGGAAATTTTCTAAAACCCGGAACACTTAGACCTAACTGGATATTTCTTTACGATCATGAATTAGTTAAAAATAACAAATTTTTCGCTGGTGATGACGGAAAAATAAAAATTGGTACTAACATTGATATATCTGAAGGAAATGAGTTATATCTTAAAAAAATATTCAATGTAGTCACAGCAGACGAAAATTTAGGTTTGATAGGTGATCTTAAGGGTGGATTAAGTCAACAAGAATTCAATGTGGTATTAAATGCCAGAGAAAAAGGTGTCGTTGCTTTAGATAAAGAACAAGGCGATAAGGAAATTAAAGAATTTAAATTAAATGAATTCCAAATAAGGGCTGCTTTCAACCAACATGTTGAAATGAAATTGTGGAAGGTTATCAGTAATAGAAAAAACTGGGCGCATGGTCACTGGGGAGCATTAACACATAATTCAATGCCAGAATTTGTAAAGACTGCTGTATGTAGCTTTATTTGGTCAAATGGTCTTGCTATTGAAGAAGGTAAATCAGAAGAAGCTGCACTTATCAGCTATTTGGTTCATATGGGTTTGTTTTATCTAATAGGGTATCAATATCCAGTTAAGATATATGGTATTGAAGAAGACGAAGCCCTTGGATTTGAAGGTGATAAGGGAATAATAAATGATCAAGTACAATTATTTGTTGGTGATTCAACCGGAGTTGGTGCATCATCTGGTGGCGTGGTAACTTTTGAATCACCAGTAACCGCTGATCAGGGATTAACCACCAGTGTAACTGGCTTACCGAAAAATGATAAGTTAGCTAAACGTTATTTTATTTGGGTCGCTGATGTATTGTCTAGACTTACTTACAATTCAGTACCTGAAGAATTAGCGCAAAAAATGAGAAAAAGAAGGATAGATGAAGCAAATTTGATTTATGCTGGTTTTGGATTACCCAAAATAGAATATGGTGCAGAGCTTTCTAAAATCTCATTTGAGCATACCATAGATGGATTAAAGCAAAGAAAATTCCATAAATTGATGGACGCTGTAAAAGGAAGCTTCTGGAGATATTCAAATGAAGGTTCTCCGGGTGGAACGCCTACTCTACAACAACAGGAATCCACTGCTACATTAACCTATGGTTCCAATGCAGTAAGAGATGACGAAGGAAACAGTCAGGCCGTGCCAATAGAACAAACAGAAAATTATTTAAAGAGTTTAATGGATGCTGCTAAGATAAGCAGTCTGAGAATTAGCAGTACACAGAGAGATAAAGAAACTCAGGCTAGAATAATGTTTAATAACTTGAACAGAAATAACATTATCAGTTACAGGCAACCCGGAGCTGCTGTCACTACAGTTTATTTTAAGAAAAAGGAAGCATTGGGGTATACCAGATCTCAACCAGTTATCAATACTTCTCACCAAAAAAACATTAGAACCGCTATGGAAAATGAAATTGATAGGTGGGGAGAAGGGAATGTATCTAGGCATTGTGCCAACGTTGATGAAGTAAGGGTATTCGATTTAGCCCCAAGTTCATTTAAAAGTTCAAAGGGAAGAATTGACCCACAAGCAAAAACAAGATTTAAAAATATACTTGAAGCAGAGGTGCTTGCTGGTAGAATCGCAAAATTTTTACATCCGGGTAACAGTAAAGATAACGCCTTCCATATTGAAATACCGCAAAAAGGTGAAAATACACCCGTACCATTTGATACATATGCTAATAACGCATTACCATCAGTATTCTTTCATGTAGCCAATACCAATCTTCAAAAGGGTGATGTAGCATGGATGGCACCACTGTCTAATGATTATTTGTCAGTATCTGGTAAAAAGGAAGAAGAAGATTAAAGGATATAAACTATAAACATGGAATACAAATCATTAGAAAATAGAAAGAAGGAATTTGATGATGTATTGATCAAATACTTCTCCAAAAGGGTATTTGACAATATTGGCGAGTCAGATGCGTGTAACCAAGATGTCATAGATTCTGTTGGTAACATCCTCAGCCAAAAAGATGATTGGTCATTCACTCATTTTGATAAATTAATTTTAGCACTAAAAAATTCTTTAGGTGAAAAATATTTAAGAAATTTATTAAAGCTTTACAAATATATGGAAGATATTGATCCATTATTCATAATGAATATGGAAAAAGGCACTGACATGAAAAAGGTTAGGGAAAATCTTGGGTTAATCGTAACCAAAATGGAAGATTCGGAATATTTACCTAACGCACTGGAGCATAGCGAAGAACATATTGAATATGATAATGAAAACATGAATTTTTGTGATAAAGTTTCTAATGCATTAACGGTAGCGACTTTTCTTCTATACACATTACGTAATGATAAAGTCCCAACCGAAATAGATTTTGACAAGAATGTAGTTCCCTCGGTGGCTATTACGTTTAATATCACACCATTAAAAGATTACAAAAAATGTTTAAGTTATTGTAACGATTATGGGTTAATCGATAATTCCGTTATTTCAGAAGAAGGTATTAAAAAATTAGTTTCAATTTCCAAATATATAATTGATGGTAACATTGCATCCAATAAGATTAAAAGGGTAGAAAATCAATCATATAATTGGGGTAAATTGGCTAAAGTAGAAAAGGATTATGCCTAAAGAAACAGATAGGAATTTTAAATATAACGGGATACCTATTTATAAGGTAGGTTTCAGTGATTTTTCATACATAGTTAACTGTTTTGAAAGTGGTAGTAGAATTTTTAGTAGAAATATTAAATCTGAAGACGTAAAAAAATTTTACACGAGGACGGATAAAAATAGAAATGCATTTGGGGTATTTTACGAAGGCGTGATTATAGATTTTAGAAACTTGAAAAAACCTATAAATGAATGAATATTTACTATAACTTAAATAAAGGATAATATTTAATTATAAACTAGTTATAAATTTGGAAATTTGAATGTTAATTAAACAATTACCTAAACAAGAAACCATATCCAGTAAGATTCTTACTAGAGCTAGAGATTATGGTCTTACCAATCCAAGAGGTTCAGTATTTGATAGATTATTCAATCGAGTAAAAACTGAACGTGAAATAGATGTAGCTCAAAATTTAGTAGGCCAAGGTGTAAAGCAGCTTTCTTACCCTAATGGCATGTCCCCGGATGGTTTCAGTGCCTTTGCACCAACATTGGGTGTAAACACAGCAAACGTAGATCCTAAAAGGATATATGATGTAACCGCTGAGAATCAGGTTCATTTATTCTGGAAGAAAAACCGTGAAAGAATAATGAAATATTACAGGGTTGCTGGTAGGGGTGAAATAAAAGAAGCACTATCAAATATTTGTGATGAAAGTATATATCCAGATGATTTAGGTGAAGTTTGTTCATTAAAAATTGATGCAGATTCAGAAATCGGTGGAGCTATTCAAGAAAAGCTTCATAAAATTTTCAGAAGAGAAGTATTAAAGAAAATAATGAACTTCTACAAAGAAGGGTGGAATGTAATGCGTTCCCTTCTAATAGAAGGTCGGATGTTTATTGAGGTTGTATATAGTCCTGAGAAAAATGAAATTATTGGTGTTAACTTACTTCCTTCTCAGAATATGGTTATCATCATTCAAGATGGTATTATTATAGGATATCGACAAATGCTGGAAGGTGTATATGCCACCACTGGTAAAACTTCTGGTAAAAACTTTGTAGATTTTTCTCCTAATCAGATTATTTATGTTGATTTGGGTCTTTACGGCCCCGGTGGTATCAATGATCCACGATCACCCCTTGAACCTGCTATTAAACCTTTTAACCAATTAAATGCAATAGAAGACTCCATTACAATGTATAGGATACAGTGGGGATCAGAAAAATTGGTGTTTAAGATTGATACAGGTATGATGCCTAAGCCTAAAGCTGAAAAGCATATGAAGGATCAGGCTAAATTACTTTCTAGAAGGATTGACTACAATACCGCTACTGGAGAAGTAACCAACTTCGGTAGAGTTATCGGATTGGGTGAACACTTCTTCATTTCTACAAGTAATCAAACAACGGGTTCCGAAATCGAAAGATTAGATAGTGGTGATAACATTGCTAAAATCGAAGATTTGAAATATTTTAAAAGAAATCTTGTTAACGCAATGATGGTTCCACCGGGGCGTGTTACTGCGCTTGCGGGTGATGGTGAAAGTTATTCCAATGGAAAAATAGGTGAGGTTACTCAGGCAGAAGTTGCTTTTGCTAGAATGGTTCAGCGTTACCAGATGCCAATGGATACATTACTTACACGTTTATTTATAATGGTTCTCAATACCAGAACTGATATAGCCGAAGAAATAAAAATTGAAGAAAATTTTTCAGTTTTATTTAACAAATCAAATGAGTTCCAGAACTACATGGCTGCTGAGATATTGAAGACCAATTTGGAAACTTTTGATGGTCTCATGAAACATGTTAAGAGCAGTGAACAGCCCGATGGCACGTTATCTAAGCGTTTTGCTTTGACCAGAGGTTTGAGACTTAATGATGCAGAAATTTCTGATAATGAGAAATGGTTGAAGGAAGAAGCTGACATGGAAAGTGATGAAGGCACCGAATAAAAAAGTATTCCTTTTATATTATAAACTAATAGTAAATAATGAGTAGTAATTTAGAAAAAAAGATGAAGGCGTTAATAAGCAGCTTAATTGTCAATGACAATAAGAAAACTGAGATGCTTGTAAATGAGATATCTGAATCGATATTGCCTGATAAAGAAGACGATATTATGAAAATTATTATGGAAAGTTTTGAAGGAGATGCAAATGTCTAATATCCAACTTTTAAGAGAAAATACATTCAATGACAACATTGATATTAAACCACTTTATGAAACTGAATTAAATTTAGCTGGTAAAAAAGTTAAAAGGTTAAAACTTGAAGGTGTTGCCATTGTAAGTGATCTTGCTGGTATCAACGGGCGATCTTATCCTAAACCCATTTTAGAATCTGAAGTTAATCGTTTCGTTGAAAAATTTCTCAATAGAGGACGTGCTGCTGGTGAATTAAATCACCCAAGATTAGATAAAGAAGGCGAGGGTAAAGATTATTCCGTATTTGAAATGAATCTCTCAAAAGCATGTGCTCTTATAGAGCAGCTTTATTTTAAAGGAAATGAGCTACAATGCAAAATGAGAGTTGTTGAAGCGCATCCTGCTGGCGCAATGCTGAAAGCTCTTGTCGATGATGGTTATATCCCCGGTTTTTCTCTTCGTGGTGCCGGTTCTGTAATTGATACTGGTAAAGGATACATGGAAATAACGGAAGATTATAGATTAATCACCGTTGATGTAGTTGGAAACCCATCATTTGATGAACAGGCTTTAATAACCCCTGTATATGAAGCAATGAAAGGTAGCAAAATTCACGTTTTAACAGAATCAGTGAATATTGCCAGAAAAGAAATGCTGTTGAATTCTATGGTAAATCAAAAAATTAGAGTTGGTAGGAAACAATTTGATAGAAAAGGTTTAGCTAATCTTCTTGAAAGTATTGATAAGACAACATTGTTAAATTAAAAAGGAAAAAAACATGGAACTCCAGATTGAAAAAATTTTACCAGAAAAAGATTTAAAAAAACTTTCAAAAGAAAGTATTAAATCCATCAATGAAGCTATGAGTAACATTGTTGATAATGCTATTGACGTAAAAAGTAAGGAAGTGGAAACAACCATTTCTGGTAAATTCAATACCTTAGTTGAAGGCATCACCAAAAAGTTTGATGATCAGGTTAACACCGTAATTGTTGAAAATGTAAAAGGTAATGTAAGCAATAGCATTAATAAGAAATTTTATACCATTATAAAAGGTATGGTAAACCTTTTAGAAAATGCTGGTATCACTACAACTGAAAAAACCAAAGAGTTGCAAGAAAAATTAAATAGTGCAAAAGGGAATCTTAAAAAATCTTGGGATGACATGGAAGCAATTAAAAGTCAATTAACTGACTCCGAAAAGGAAAATTTTATTCTTGCTCAATTAAAGGGCGCAAATCCTAAAATTGTTAATGCTGCTTTAGATTTTTTCAAAGATAAAGATATACTGGATGTTCAGGACGAATTACAGACTTTCCTCGATGGTGATTTTTCAAATCTTGATTTGGGTAGTGACAGGGACGATGAAATGGTTGGAGAAGTCAAATTAGACCAAGTTAAGGATGTATTGGATAAAATGGAAACATCTGAAATGGATAAAGAAGAAAGACGTGAAACTGATAAAAACAAATCTCAGTTTGAAAGTTTGAATAAGGGGTTAAAACCTCAGAAGGTATCCAAAATGTCACCTAACATCACTAACGAAGATTTAGCAGATTCAGCAGCCATCATGGAAAATGCTGAAGTTGAGGAAGATGTTAAGGAAGCAAAAGATCGTATTAACGACTTTAACAGCCTTGGATATAATTTCAAATAAATCGGTGAAATAAGTAAAATTTCAAATAAAATCTCATATTACACGGTAATATAAGCCCCCTTTTCCCGGTTCATTATACACATTTTAATGATTTTTCAACAATTTTATCAACACTTTATAAACATTGTGTGATAGGCTGAAAAGCCATTAATTGTTGTAACCAAAAGAGGTAATATACTCATGCAAAAATCCCAGAAAAAAAGTTTGATCCAGAAATGGTCACCCGTACTGGAGTCTGATATTGGAAGCCCTATACGAAGTCAGTCTGAAGCTTCTGTTTTAGCTACTTTGTTAGAAAACCAAGTTAAACTCAATAAAGGTTTCCTTCCTGAATCAGCAAATGTTACTGGAGATGTGGAAGTTTATCAGCAATATGCATTGCCATTGATTCGTAGACAGTTCCCTGAACTTCTCGCAATGAACACTGTAGCTGTTATTCCTACTACTACTCCGCAGGGAATTTATTTCGCACTTAGGTACTTGTATGATGACACCACCAAGAGTACTGTTTTCCGTAATGGGCAGAAACAGGAAATCGGTTTTGATCTTAATAAAGATCATACTGGTGATCAGAATCCAGCAGCTAATGGTACTCCTTGGAGTACTCGTGAAGGTGAATTTCTTTCAAATTATATGGAAAGTGGAGACAATCTTAGTCTTTTCGATCCTGATGCAGATCCTGCAACAGCAGGTGGCGGTTTCAGAATCAAACGTGCTTCCATTAAAGTTATAAAAGGTAGCGTAATCGTTGGTACTCGTGCCATCAAATCTCACTACACTTTAGAACTTCAGCAAGATCTCGCTGCCGTTCATGGACAAGACATTGAAGCCCTTCTTTTAGAAGCCCTTCAGTTCGAAATCCAGCAAGAAATCGACAGAGAAATTTTAGCTGCATTAGTTTTCGCTGCAACTACACCGGGTCTTGGTGGAGAAGCTGCTATCACGGTTAATTTAGCTTCTGGTGGGCCAGTAGACGCTCGTTGGATGGCTGAAAGAATCGCTGGTGGTATCGTTAACACTATCCTTGCTGTTTCACAGAAAATCGCTGTGACTTCAAGAATGGGTTCAGGTAACTGGGCAATTTGCTCACCTGATGTTATCGCTGCTCTTTCTACTATGAATCAAGGTATCTACATTCCTACTTACTTGAACACAAACATCAACCAACAGCATGGTGGTGGAGTAGTAGAAGCTGGTACATTGATCGGTGGGGGTATTAAAGTATACCGTGACATCTATGCCGAAACTTCTTATGCCCTCGTTGGGTACAAGGGGCCACGTCAGGGAGAATCTGGTATCATCTTCATGCCCTACATTCCTTATATTTTTACGAAGACCGCAGGTCAGGAAGACGGTTCACCTCGTCTGATTGTTAAATCCCGTTATGCTATCGTAGCTAACTTGCTTGGTGCAGGTCAGTTCTACAGATACATCGCATTTAGCAACATCAGCAGTGCAATCCTCGGACTCGATAGTGGCTCAGATGCTTACCCTTGGGAAGTTGAAGGTGCTACATACGATGCTGAAGAAAGTCTCGGTGGCGTTGGAACAGACTCTTGTGGAAATCAGGAAGGCGACACTTCTGTGTAATCATCCCCTAGTTAACCTAAAGAAGAGCCTTGGGAAACCAAGGCTTTTTTTATTCCCAAAATTAAAAATCTATATTTAATATATAAACTTAAATAAACGGAGATTTTATAATGGCTAAAAAGAAAAACGAATTCCAACTTCCAGAATCCTATGACGAAACACCGCAAGAAATGGTTGATGGCGGTGCTGTAATGGAAGACTATAACCCCTTAGATGATGATTTACCTTATATTCCATCATTAGGAACATCAAATTCCCAACAACAGAATAAACAACCACAATTTTTAAATTTATCAAATCCAGAGAACATAACCAACATGGTAGCCAATGGTGCTGACCAAAACGCAAATCCAAATGCCACGTTTAATACTCAATTGGAAGCCGAACAAGCTTTAAAAAACCCAAATTTTAAAAGTGATACATTCAAAGATACAGCATTTAAGAATAAAGGTAAAATGGCAAGTTTATTGGATCAAATGAATGGTATTGTAGGCGACTCTGATAAAGATAGTGCAGATGTAAGGAAACATGCAACGGGTGTTGCCATAAAACATCTATATGATGCAATCAAAATGTTAAAAGAAGTGGATTACTGGATTCCTGAAGGTAAAGAAGAATTCGCAAAACCCTTACAAAAAATTGCAGAGCCAATCATCCAAGCATTGACTGCATATGTTAACAAGGTTAGTAAGTTAGAATAAAAATTTATGTCAATATAGAGTTTGTTATAAACTTATTATAAGAGTAATAAGGATTTAATAATATGACTACATACAGCCAAAACAATTTCTTAATTAGACACGAAAAACGTGATTTCTGGAGTGATATACAGCGCAATGTCAACAGAATAGGTGATGTAGGCAAGGAAAGTGACGATTTCAAAAAAAGAGCATACGAGCAATTTAAAGATCATGATTATCATGCATTAGCACAAACACAGGATTCTTTTGTTCCAGAAGATGAACTTTATGGTACAAGGGGACGTGAAAAAAATAGAAATGTGAGCCGTATGGAATACGATCCGGTAGAACGTAATGATGGTAAAGAACATGCTGAAGTCATGAAAGAAGTTGATGCAAAAACAGAAATGAACGTGAAACAAATTCTAGATGCTTTTAAAAAACAGGGTGGATATACTGTATGCAGTACCGCCAGCGCAATTGGTGCTAAACCAGTTGAACAAAAAGATTATGAAGGCCAGATAAATTTGGATAAATAATTTAGAGTATATCCCTTACATCCGGTTCTTTGTCGTTTTTAATTTCTTTAATAATATTTTCAATAGTGGCTTTTCCCTGTAATGGTTCTATTACGGGTTTTTCCTTCGTTAATTTAGCACGTTGAATACCCTGAAGCTGTGCATTTGATATAAGTTTTTCAAAAACTGACTGTGATTCTATGTTATCGTTTTTATTACCACCAGCACCTAAGTTTGTATCTGTGTTAGTATCAAAGTCTATATCTTGATTTATACTTTCAAGATTAACTCCCGCACCCCTTACTGAACCATCAGTCGGGGATGAGTTTTGATTATTGATATTCATTCTATTAAA